ATAATTCCTTTGTAATATTTGCTGTTAAACCTATTGTTTTAATAGCTGTAAAAGCATTATTAGTAACGGTCACACTGGGAGTACCAGCTGATGTAACTAGTATAGATTTAATAACATAAGTTTCACTGACTAAAGGAAACCCGGCACCAAAAGGATTAAGTTCTCCATTGGTAGTATTATTATCTATTCCTACAAAGTCGTATTGGTTTACTACTGCCATTAATTTAAAAAGAAACTTCTAGCTTCTATCTCCTGTTTTAGTTCTTCTTGAAACGTTGTATTTAATTTTTCTAGAACAGCATCCAAATCTCTAATTAAAGATTGTGCTGTAGCGGGTTCGTATTCTTCACTTGCTCTGGTTAATGTTTGTACTATTTTAGCCATTATCTTCTTCCTCCAGCTTGTATATCTAACCTAAAAGTTCCTAATTTCCAACTAGTATCTAAAGCTGTGTTGGATATAGTTAAAGCAATTGCTCTAGCTCTAGCTCTAGTGTCAATTTTTTTAGTACTTGTTGTTAAGGTAAATGGACCTAAAGGTGAACTTGCTGCTGCGTCATTAGGATAATCTCTAACATCTAATTGAATAATAGCATTCCCTGTTTGAGAAACAAAATCAGGAATAATTCTACTCACTCTCATAATACTTTCACCATCTCCTCTAATGTCAGCCATATTAGTTGCTGCTCCTTTAACTACTTTTTGAGTAATATCATAATCACCCGAAGTAATATTAGCCGGAACTGCATAACTTGTGCCCCCTTTAATATAATTAATCCCTGTTTCGTGTTCATAATAAATAGTAGTACCATCCGTATTGCCAACTGTAGGACAAGTATTTGTACTAGAATCATATTGAGTTGCATGAGGTAAACCAAATACAGCTGAATCTTCCCAAGTTGTTCTTGGGTAAAGTGCATTAGCATTGGTAAACCAAATAGGTCTTTTAGATGTTGAATCTAAATAACTATAAGTAACTGCTCTATCAACTATATTTGAACCTGAAGTACAATAGAACCAAGTAATCTCACCAAACAAGTTATTAATTCCTGCATATATTAATTCATTAGAAGTAGTATTTAAATCATCAAAAACATAATCTTCAACTAAGCAATCCATTGATTCTAATCGACCTGTGTATCTAAAGAAACCATTATCAGACATCCAGTAAGCAGCGCCATCAACTTCAACGGCTCCATTCTTACCAATCAATCCGCAGTTATTTCCTACTTGCTCGTAAGCAAAAGTAAAAGGTTGGCCCACAAATCTCATAGTAAATAAAGAAGTATCCGTCCAAACATAAATTGCATTTCTTCCAAGCTTAGATCCGATGATCCGTGATCCGGCGGCCAGTCTTTGTGTACCGGCACTATTGGTTGCTGTTGGTGCGTAGTCATTTATATTTTCTTGAGAAGAAAAACGAATAAACATATCATCTTGAGTAGTGGTATCACCAATCGTAGTCTCTGTTCCAAAGAATACTAAGTGTCTATCAGGAGTTGATACTAACATATCCCGTGAAGCGGTCGGTGCACCTGCAATAATTGTTGCACGTGTTGCTGTTGCATTAGTTAAATTTGAATCCCATTCGAAACAAGGACCATTAACAATTAAAGCAATTAAAGTTTGACCTAGATTGTCCAAGGACCATTGACCGGGGTCCGCTACAGAATCTGAACTTGTTGAAGCTTCTCCCCAACCTATGTAATCGGTTCCATTAGTAACAGTAGTTCCACTAGAATAAGTAGCGGGAGACGTTCCCCGTTGTGCTCTAACTACTCCGGTTAATTCTGTTCCAGTAATTCCCGTGTACTTTATAAATTCTGTGCCAACTAAAATATAAGATGTTCCTGAAGTTGGAAAACCAAGTACGCTAGTTAAAGTAATTCCTGTTGTTTGTCCTGTGCTAGTAATTGCCGCACTTAAAGTAGTTGTTTTAGCACCAATAGGGGCACCGCCAAAAGTAGAAATACCATAGCCATAAACCCCTAGTTGTTGAGCCGGTCCTACGGGGTAATAAAATTTAACTGAAAGATCTCCATCGGTTGCGGAAGCACTAGCGTTAGATGCCATAGTAATAGTAACTGAAGTAGCATCAACTACCGAAGTTATCATAAATGTTTTATCATCAAAATCAGCTGCTGCATAGCCTGAACCTGTTGGGGGTGTAACGTTTTCAAGAAATAAAATATCGCCAGCTGTCATACCAGTCGTCGATGATAAAGTAATAGTAAGAATAGGTGAACCTGAAGTACAAGCCAATTTATCTGTTAGTGCTCCAAAGTCTGTTTTAATTGGATGGATGTCGTAGTAAACTCCACCAGTATAGACATATAAAATTCTGTTAGTTCCTAAAGCAGCATATTTAATTGATGTTTTATTAACCATGTGGTGTAGTGCTCTTGTTGGACCACATAAACTAGTAGATCCTAATTGAGCCCACCCTCCTATCTTTTCCGGTGTACCATATCTAAAACGTACGTTCTCCCCGCCAGTCCATTGAGACTCGGCTCCGGTAGAAGTAACTTGTTTATTGAATCCTGGTAAAAATCCTAATTTTTGTAGCATATAAATCCTTATAAAGGAGACAGTAGGTATGGTGGATTACTGTCTCCATTATAGGGATATATCATCGTTTAAACCAAGATGGAAGACCTAAATGTGGACGTTTGTCAAACATGTTATCTTTAGATCCTGGGGTTTTTTTGTTATTGTAATGAAGAAATACTTGAACACAATCTTTACCTTTAAACTTTTTTCGCCAATGTTCTAATTCGCAACCACTGTAGACTAACATATCCCCTGGTTTTAAATCTACTTTAATACCTTTTTTACCCACTTCTCCAGATGGCTCTAAATATATTAACCAATCATCACCACCTAAATTCATAGTAGTAGATATTTCACAACTGAATCTATCTTTATGTCTTTTAAGAACATCACCTTTTTTATAAATTCTTGCAAAAGTATAAGCTGGATATAATTTTAATCCCGTAGTCTTTTCCATAATAGGTTGACACTTTAACATCAAAGTTTCCATAGCTATATCAGAATAGTTTGAATAGGTGTGTGGGATCTGACTGTCAGCTCCTTCATATTCACCTAATAATGTTTCATAAGGTGAAATATATCTAGCATTACGACAGGTATCTAACACTTGTCTTTTCATATGAAAGTAATTGTATAAAAATAAAGCTAAATCTTTATCAATAGCTTGTTTTATAATTACGTATTTATTTTTTTTAAACGACATCTTTAGCCATCTCTTTTGGTACTGCTTGAATATTCCAATGTATAAATCTAAAAGGTTCTATTCCAAAGTCTACACTAAATTCGTGTTCTAAATACCCTGGAAATATAATTAATGTTCCGGGTTGAGGTTTAAAATGAATTAGCTCATTACCATTAAGAATTTGTTCTAGGTTAGTTTTCATTTTTAATTTAGTAGATCGTGCTCCTGTTCTTGGTTCATGAAATATTGGCATCGATGTTTTTTCACTTGCTTTTAAAAAATAAAAACCAGATACATGTTGATTCCAATGAACATGTGCTGAATGATGCCCACCTTTTTTAGCAAACTCTTGAACCCACATCTCACTAAACATAGTTGTGTATTGTTGCATATCAAAACCTTGATGATCTAAATATTCCCAAGACTTTTGACCGATGTAATCTCTAAAATCTCTAAAATTATTATCATTTATTAATGGAGTTGAATGATAACTTCTTCCAAAGTCCCCAAACTTTTTTATATGTTTTTTAGCCTCTGAACAATTTTTAGCAGATTTGATATATTTATCAGATGCTTTAGTTAATGATTTTATAAACTCTGGTTTTTGTTCAGACCAAATAGTTGTGTTAAAGTAATTATTTATATTCATATTATTTAAATGGGTATCCAAGGTTCCACATCACCAATGAATATCTTGTTCCTTTCGTTACGGGTTTAACTCTATGCCATACAAATGATGGAAACACAATGATAGATCCTTTTGGAAGTATCTCTTTTGCTTGTTTCAAATGTTTAGCTTCTTCTCTTATATGTGGATCGTAGTTTCTAAAATCAAATTCTAGTTCTCCACCTTCATATTCTGAACCATCGGTTAACTGACAAGTCATAGATAACTTTCGAATCTTACCTTTATCGGGTCCTTCTTTTTTATAAGGCTTATCCCAAGAATCACAGTGCCAATCATAGTATTGATTGAGTTTGTATTTTGTAAACTGACAAGATTCCGATCTATCCCACTCAAAGTTCCAACCTGCATTTTTATTTGCTTGATGAATATAAGGGTGTAATTCTTTATAAATCCAATTGTCATTTAACCAAACTAGATCAGAGTTTCTTTTTCTTTTCATATCTCTAATTTGATCTTTTGTTAATTCTTTATCACCATAACCACCTGTTCTAGCCATAGTTTCTGCCTGAGTTAATCCATATTTTATAATGTCATCACAGATTTTCGGGGGTATAGCTGATTTAAAATACCAGTAGTAATTAAAGATATTCATAGGTAATAGTTTGTATAAAATTTAAACTATCCTTTTGATTATTAGTTAAGTAATACATATTTGTAGAAGGGAACATAATAAACATATTATTTTTAAGTTCTATATCCCAACTTCTTCCCTTACGTCTATTATCATCATAATAAATTTTAACATTACAATCCTTAACATTAACGCCGTAAAGCATAGTAAAGTCTGGAGAGTTTCGTAGATTCACTGGATCAATATTTAATAAAGGAATTGTTGTCTCATTGGGTTTATAGATATTTCCCCACGTTGATTTGTTAACTAAATTGATACCATACTCAAGACCAACGTGATCTCGCATATATGTATTTAACTTATCGTAAGTTCTAGAAAATTGTAATTTTTTATTAGTTAAACTAGATTGTAAAATATGATGAGATAATTCAGTTGTATCTATTTCCCAATGTTTCGGCATTGAAACATCCCCATAGAATAAACTTTGTTCTGTTAATACTTTCTTCTGCATACCTACTACCATAGATAATATTATTTGTTTATATTGTCAAGTACTAAGAACCAATTATTGTCCTATTACTGTAGAGGGGGTAGTTTTTAAATCCCAAGATTGACTAGATTCATTCCAGGTGTAATCATAGTTATTATTTGTATCTGCTATTTGTTCTTCTGTTAAAACAGGTGCATCACCAATAGGTGATTTCCAAGAAGCGGATTCTAAATGTTTTACCCAAGATGTATAAGGTTTTTTAGGCCAGAAAATATTTTCATCTTCATTCCATTCATAACCAATACCTGCGTAGTTTCCTCTTAAGGCAGTTCCACCATCACTGTGAATATTACGTGATGTATTATATGAAGTCTGGATCCACATTTGTGCAGGCCAGTTATTGTGTTGTTCTAAATATTGTTGTCCTACTGTTTCATCTTCAACACCATCAGCGTTAAGAGCATCAACATTATTTAATGTTAATACTGCAAGTACTTCCTTTGTTTCTGATATTTTTGCAAAATGTGCCATAATTTATCCTATTGAAATTTGTACCTTATTACTACTATTCCTGAACCACCAGCAGCACCAGCACCACCATTTGAACCTCCTCCACCTCCACCACCGCCTGTGTTAGCTGTTCCTGGATTTCCGGCACCACCAGCATTAGCTCCTGGACCTCCACCTCCTCTACATCCTGGAGTAGGTGTACCTCCACCTTGACCACCGGGACCTGAGCATGCACCACCACCTCCACCACCACCTGAATAAGTTACAGCTGCAGCTGTTATCGAAGTTGTAGCTGCTGCGCCTCCTTGTGAAGCTGGATTACCACCAGGAGCATCTTGTCCTGCACCTGTTGCACCACCACCCGCACCACCATAACCATCAGGAGATCCACAATGTGAACTTCCTGCAAAACCTTGAGCTGGACTTACAGGAGGAGTATTACCTGCTCCACCTGACATTCCTGTTCCACCACCAGATGGACCACCGCCTGAACCTCCACTACCACCAGTTCTAGTACCTGGTCCACCATTATGTCTTCCATTACCACCACCTGCTGATGAAATTCCTAAACCACTTGAAGCAGCACCAGTTGAACCACTACTACCTGCACTACTACCTGCACCACCGGCACCTATTACTATTGGATAACTTGTTGCTGAAACTGGTAAATTATAAGTTGGCCCTGTTGTAGCATTAAGTGGACTAGCTGTGTAAGAATCAGTTGATGCTTTACTTTCTCTAAAACCTCCTGCTCCACCTGAACCACCTGCATCACCAGAACCAGGTCCTGGACCAGCACCACCACCGCCGCCTCCAGCAACTACCATATAAGAAACTGTTTCTGAACCAGCAGCATCTCCTACTGAATTAACTACAAAATTTCCTGGTCCTGTAAATGTATGAATTCTATAATCTGTATCAGTTGTTATTGTTCCACCAGTAGCATCAATAAAAGCAGCACTACTTCCTCCAGCACCAAATCCTAAGACTTGATAACCAAAAGATTTACCTTTTCTAGCTTGTATATTTTTTGTGTTCTTACTTGATGTAAGTTTATTTTTTAAATCTCTCATATCTAAATTCCTTATGCGTCGTTAGCTGCATCAGTAGTAAAGAATATTTTAATACCAAGAACTCTTGCATCTCCAGTAAAAGTATCTGTACCTGCGTTTGCATCTCTAAATAATTGAAAATAAGTTTGTTGATCAACTGCAGGAGAACCTGCGATTGTAACTGCAGTACTTACCGGAGAAACTTGTTGATCTTCGATTGTTCCAATCCCTGCGTCTGTAATATTTACTGCTGTTCCGTAAACAACGTCAATAGTATCACCATCACCGATAGCTACACCCTGTAATCCAAAAATACAATTCCCTGTGTTAGTGCTACTTGGAGTCCAGAAAACTTGATAAGTTACTGTGCCTTCATTCCATGATTTAGGGAACGCTACTGAAAATTGTGCAAATTCATCTGTAGCTGCATCAAAATCTAATACTTTCATATCAGGTCTTACTGCTGTTGTTTCAACTTGTTGAGCATCTGCTGGGTTAGTTGTAGCTCCATACATTGCTGAAGCTGGAACCCACATAGTCTCAAGTCCTGCAATTTTAACTGCAGCTGTTCCTGATTTAAGAACTCCTGTTCCTTTAGGATTAATATTTATACCAACATTAGTTTCACCCGTTGCTGAAAGAGTTGGACCATTGCCTGATGCAGCATTAGCTAAAGTAAATTCATTAGCCGCTGAACCTGTAGCTGTTAAAAGTAATAATTCAGCTCCATTAGTATCTAAAATAGATGTACCAATTTTAGGTGCTGTTAAAGTTTTGTTTGTTAAAGTCTGTGTTCCTGTAAGAGTTACATCACCTGCTGAAGTTGAAAAACCTGTGTCATAAACACCTGTGTTTGTTGCAACACCATCAAAATAAACAATCTTCCAACCTTTATCACCCGTTGCCCAAGTGACCGTGGCCCCACTACCTGAAGCTGCTTTTAATTGAACTGTATGAACACCTGTTGTACTATTTTTAATAAGGTAAAAATTTTCTGTAAGAACAGGCATCGTTACAATTTTAGCACCTGCAATTGTTTCCGGAGAAACAGCTCCTAAAATAATAATTCTACTCGCAACCGTTGCATTTAATGCTCCATCAGCTTTAGCTAAAGTTGTTGTGTTAGCACCAGTTCCTGCAGCATTTAAAGTTTGGATAGCATAACCACCCGAAATTTGTTCTATAAGATTTAAATTTGTATTTGTTTTGGTTCCCCAAGTACCGGCATTTTCGCCAGTTACCATTAACTCTACGCCGAGAT